ACTCCACCATAACGAACATACAGTCCAAGTGTCATATCTGAACCAGCTTTGACTGTTGCCGCACCGTGTGTGATAAGTGCATCATATCCAGCAGGAACAGTATAGACTGCCATGAGTGTCTGTGATTCACCAGCACGAATGACTGCAACATCTGTAGAACCCACTTGAATAGAAATGACACCGACATTATTTGTAGTTCCACTCATGTATGCACGATATACACGAATAAATGTGTTTGTGGTATTATTGTTGGTTTGTGTTGTTAGAGCAACTGTTTCTGTTTGTGGATTGAAGTTTGCATCCAAACCAACAATCGTTACTGACTCTCCAACATCAGATGCACTAGATGAATCTACGTTCAAAATAGAAGCAGTTGCCAATGAACTCCAAGGATAGAGTGTATCAGACTTATCCCAAATGGTTGCAGTTTGAGATACAGAAATTTCTGGCGTTGCACCGAACTTAGATTCGCCAGACGTATCTTTTACAAGTCCTCTTGCAATATTAATAAATGTATCTTCTGTGGGATAATATCTTGCCATATTACTTTACTTTTGACAATGCAAAGTCAGAAATCTTCATAAACTCTGCCTTCTTACCGTTAATAAGTTTTCTCATCTTTTCTTGATTAGACTTATTAACCATATCGAAAACCTGTGTGATAGCAGAAGCAGTGAACAAGTCAACCTTCATATTACCATCTTTGAATTTGATATTTTTGTTTTGTTTGTTTTTGACAATATCTTTTAGAACATCAACATTATCTTCTGCAAGGTGTGATGATCTTTCTAGAGTATTCTCTTGAACTTTCTGTGCGAGTTTTGATTTCATTTCTTCTCTCTTTGCTTTGCGTTCAGCCATACGTTTGTAGAACTGTCTTGCTTCTTTAGTTCTACCATCATATGGATTTTTCTTTTTCTTTTTGTCAATCTGAACATCAGGCGGCATAGAGGCATAGAGACTGCACCACTACTAGCATTGTTAGTAGGAACTTCCTCTGTTTGAATACCCAATTTAGGGTCAGAATAAAATCTTTTCATTATATCATCGAATTTTAGACTCATAATAGATCCCCTATATCTACTTCTTTAATATCTTCAGCAGAAACAAATATCTTCTGCTTTGTGTTTTTATGTACTACAGAGAACACATCAACACCAAGAATAGTATCAGTTGGTGGAGTATCCTCAAAGACTTCAACCTCATCTCCTTCAAGAGCATTGATTTCATCTTCGGCCTCACCAGTTACAATATCTTGTGTGAGGACATAAATTCCTTTTGAAAGTTTACCATTGTCCAGAGTTACTTCTTCAACAATTGAATCATCTAATTCTATATTGTTTTCTTTTAGATATTTGAGAAATTCTTTTTCAAACATCTTTGGATCTTCAATATGTTCTCTAAAAGTATCTTTCAGTAAAAATAGAGCAGCGGCATAAGTTCCCACCTTTGTTCTAAGGCCTGGAACTTTTTCAAAAATCTTTTTGATATTATATACAAGTTTGTGAAGAACGGTATAAGCATTCTTTTCTTGTGACGTTGTAAGTTTCTTATCTGTTCTTTTACCAACTTCATCAATGATACCTAATTTGAAAGCTTCACTTTCCTTAAAAGGAGTCGTTAAAAGTCTGATGAAACGGTATGTCACAAATAAATCAATCGCTCTTCCCATTATAGTTTCTCTAATACCTTTTTAATTTTTTCGTTTACTTCAATCTCTGAAAGTTCACCTTCTGGCAACATATTTAAAAACACCATGAATGTTTTTAGAATACCCCAAAACTCTGGTTCAATTTTAAATAATAGTAATGTAGAACCAGCATCAACTCCAAAAACATTATAAATGACAGTCATATGATTCAGTATAAGTCTTTCTTTTAATTCACCAGACTCTTGATACTTTCTCAACAAACGCTTTATATACTTAAAGCGTTTCATGTCATCATGGAACTCAGCTTCACCTTCACATTGTGGATTATCATAATGCTTGATAGCAAACATTGTGATATTATCATTCGTTAATTTTTCAAACATATTGCCCTACGTTATTAAACGATTTTGGCCATCAAAAAGTGTGTTCCAGCTGCTGTCTTTTCGTGCATAATTTTAAGAGATAGTCCACCTTCAACTTTATGAGAGATACCATCATCATTGATATCATCGCCATTTTCATCTTTTCCTGTTCTTCCACCAAACTGTGTTAGAGGAACAGACATTTCGCCACCATCCTCTGACAAACTTGGCATTTCAAAAGAGATACCCAATCTACCAAGTTTCTCTTGCATCTTGTTCAGTGCGTGTTCTGGAACAAGATATTCCATCTTACCCATAGAACCAAGGAATGCATTAATTCTTGTGATTGTTTCTGGTTTGGCGAGGTCGTTGGTGAAGTCAGAACCGTCTACTGGATAACCAGCATCAGTTGCTTTTTCTGTAATATATTTACTAAAGTTCTTCATCAGTTTCTTCCTCTTCTGCTTCCCAATCAGAAGAAAGCTCTTCTTCCTCTTCTACTGTATTAGGATTAACTTCAAGAATCTCTTGAAGCGCTTCTGGTTTTTTATCTTCTTTTTTCTCTGGCATTGGCATACCATTTGCGCCCATTCTAGTTGTCATAATTTACTCCTTATGCAATCGAGCAACCATTGTTTGATACAACAACCCAATTGGTATTTGTGAAAATAAGCATTGCAGTATCACCCACATCGTTAAATGTGATTATAGAACCATTAGCAAGATTTGTTGGTGTAATAACAGAATCACCACCATCAGCAATCATTGTAATGATTTTAATTTGACCATTAGTACCATCGGCAAGTCCACCAGCGTGAGCTCCACCTGTGGTATTGAGATGTGTAATTGAAGTTGATACATTGACTGCATCAGTAGTGTTAGTGATTACTTGTGCTGTACCGTCAAGTGCAACATATGTTGGAATGTTATTAAAAACATTAGCAACGCTAACTCTTTTGTTAATTGGGTTTCCACTTGGATCATCAATCACATGAAGTAAATCTTCAGATGCAATCGCACTACCCAAATCCGTAAGTGCTGTAATTTTTTTATCAGCCATTTTTATTTCTCCTAATTGTTAAAACCCTCAACTCAACACAGCTTTTAATGCTGGGTTATCGTCTTGCGAGGGGATGCTACTGGCGGAACTCGCCTCAAGTTGTTGCAGAAACAAATCGCATTGTTGGATTGCACCATTAATGGCATTACCCTGTGCTGTTAGCTGCACTCTCATTTTATCAAGGTTCTGGATCTGACTTTGGATTTTCTCCAAGTCAGATTCCAGTTCCGTTTTCTTTTTTTCAATATCACCGACACTAAGTGTCCGTTCATTCTTAGACATAATTTACTCCGTTAATACTACTTATGCAGATGCTGTAAGTGTGCCAGCAGCGGCCGCTGCGTCAGCACTAATTGCAACTGCTGCAGCAGTTGTACCGTCTGCTTGGTCAACAATTGTACCAGAGTTCAGTGCCAAGTTTTGTGCAGCAACTGAAAGTACGTCATCCTCTGCAACACCGCCATTGGCAGCAGCATATGTTTTTCTGAATGTCAAACGGTTGGTTGATGAACCAGCCTGATATGCAGCAGTGAATGTTGCATCAGTTCCAGAACCAGTCTGATCGTTTGTTACAGTAATAGTTGGTGTACCACCAGAAGTATCTACTGTTACTCTCTCGTTAAAGATTACACGAATATCAATGTTACCACCATCAGCCTCACTGAACGATGTAGTTACAAAGTCCATTGAAGTGATTGTAGCAGCACCAATACCAGTAATAGTACTTGTACCGGCAAGTCCACCGATTGCACAAATAACTTCTTCAAGTCCTTTGCCATTCAGTTGAACCCAACCTCTGTCCGTTGCGAAAACGGTCTTCTTTTGTTCAGCAGTGAGCCACTTTGGTTTGGACTCATCTGTTGTTGAAACGCCCCATAGAGCCATAGTCTTTCTCCTTAATTAAAGATTTCTCTTCTATTTATCTAAATCCATATCTCTTCAATTGAGCAATGGTTTGTGTTGGACTCAGATGATGAATCCCAATACCACCCTTGGTTTCCCACTCCTTGATATTTTTGATATAATCATCAATCAAGATGTTAGGTTTACCATTGGTTGTGGCATATTTCTGTTTATCTGCTCTCATAACAAGATGAATTCTACCAGTAGGTTTAGCAAATCGTGATAACCACTTTTTCTTTCCTGGCCTACTGTTTGCATCTCTATTTGAGTATGCAGATAAAATATTTGCATTATATTTATTAATTAGTTTCCACATTCTCTCAGCTCCAGGCATCCAATCAAGTGTTGCCCAGAAATCTTTCTTTGACTTTATTTCTTCCCAGCGTTCATCTTTATCAGTAGTGGCAAAATCTTTGCCAGTCATTTTCTGATAACCGCCGATGAAATCACATAATACCATGTCCATGTCACAGTAAATCTGTGGAAGCTCTGCTTCTTCTATTTTTGTGAGTTCCACAAGATGTTTCATGTATTAGTCCTCTTTTGACTTTGGATTAATTTCGACACCAGACATTGGTTTGCCAGTCATAGTAGTTTTGGATTCTTTTTTCTTAGGATCTTCTTCTTCCTTCTTGGGAGATTTAGATGCCTCTTTCCACATATCAGCAATATGTTTTGCAGCCCGTTCTACCATTCCAGTGTCACTAACATACTTAGCTTCTGAAACTTCTTCTTTATTTGCTTTCTTTCTCAATTGTGCAAGATCGTCACCATCAACTTTACCATTTTTATTCAAGTCGATTTTCTTTTGTTTTGCAGAAAGTTCTTCAGTTGTGTGATAACCTTTACCATCACAATGATCACATCCTTCACCCTTACATTTAGGACATTCTACTTTCTCTTCGTTCTTAGGTTTCTCACCTTTTTCTTTTTTCGCAATTGCGATTGCAGCTTGTTGTGCTGGAGATACCGCCTCCAGTACTGCACTTTCAAGACTACCTTCTTTGGTTTTTAGATACTTAGGCATCTGGTTTCTCCTGTGAGTTTAGTTTATTAATTGTTTCACTTGCCTTTGCGATTTGCAACTGCAACTGTGCAATACGAGTTTTCTTCTTGTCATCTCGCATTTGATCTACCGCCTTGGCAGAATCTGGTTTATTTGGTTCTTCTTCTTCTTTGAGTTGAGACTTATCTACTTTGTCACCAATTGCTTGTGCAGTTTTAAGTCTTGCCATTTTTAGTGGTGCAACATCTTTGAATCTCTTTTCAAGACTTTTGCGATCCAACCTCAACTCTCTCATCACTACCCATTGAATAGATTTTCATATCTGTTCCAACAAGAGCATATTTCATCTTTGGTGCTTCGACAAGTTCACCCTCTTCACCTAGTCCAATAGAAAATACAGTTTTATCCCCATACTTATCATCAAAATCTCTGTTAATCATCATGTCACCCACTTTGTCAGACATAGGTTTTTTGAGTTTAACAACCTTGGCTTTATTTCTACCGACTACACCTTTACCTTTACTTGGCGAATCCATTGTATGTCCACGCCTTGCCATATCTTTTGCATCTCTTTCGTCAGATGCAAATCCAATAACTTTACCAAGACGGTCTATCGCAACATATTGGTATTTAACTGCTTCATCTAGTTCAGTTTCTTCTTTCTGTTCTAGTTTACCACCAGCATCTACGAAAGCAGCGATTGCCATTTTCTTTTTATCTTCTTCTGATTTTCCATCAAACTGTGGTGCGTCTGATTTTTGAAAATCTGTAATCCATGCACCCAAACCATCAGAGACTTTTAGTTTCTCTGCAATTGATAATGCAGCTTCTTTCATTGTCTCTTCTTTATACATATTGAGTTCGTATTTACCATTGTCCATACCATAGACTTGAACTTGGATTGCCTTCTTACCATCTTTACCTTTTAGACGATATGAGTTCGTCTTACCTTTAGATGGTTTACGAGGGCCGGATGCAACTTTGTCGTCAATCTCTTTAGGGTCGACTTCAATGCCAAACTTCTTCTTTGCAAAGTCATATGCGTGTGCCATTGCAGATGAGAAGTCTTTATGATAGAGTTCGTAACCAGTAGAAGATTTACCTTCTTCTAGTTCAACTTCTTCTTTGATACCAAGACGTTTCATATGTTTCTTGACAACATCTCTTGCATCACCATTTGGATTCTTTTTACCAGCAACATACAAGTCATCAAACAACTCATCATCACCAATAAGTGCATAGAGTTTATCTGAAGCCTCATCACCCTCTTTACCAAGTTTGATTGGTTTAGACATAAGTTTCTTCAACTCTGCCTTTGCCTTTGGTGAATCTGGAAGAGCCCAAGTTCCTTCTTTGATATCATCAATAGATGCACCCATATCACCAATAGCAAATGTTACCTTACCATCTCTCTTGTATAGGAACTTCTTGACTGCCTTCTCATTACCTTTAGTGACTAGAGTAATCTTTTCTACTCTACCCTTGTTTACCGTGTTTTTTGATTTCACAACATAATCAACAAAGTCTGTACCTTTACTGATTGTGGAACTAGTTTTTAGTTTAACGGTATCGCCTCTTTTTAGTTTATCAAAAACCTTGTTCAGTTTTGGATCATCCATTTTAAGTTCATCAATCGTCACACTTTCTTCTAGTGGTTGGGAAGGCCATTGAATAGGTTCTACACCTTCTACTTGTGTATCAAGGTAATCTGCCATACCATCAATTTTATCAACTGCGATTGCAACTTTATTTGTCCACCATGAGGGTAGTGAATCTTCATCATTCAGTTTACCAAGTTCCATTTCCATTTTCTGCAATGCAGTCATGGCAACCTTAACTTGATTCTTCGCAGACGCAACATCTGTATGTCCATCTTCTTGAATATCTTCATTCTGTCTTTTTAGAACTGCTGCAACCTGTGGATGATCAGACAATCCCTTTTTAATCTTTTCAATTGCATTAACAGCACCTGTCATATTACCACCAGCATATCTTTTATCTGATGCAATACCAATTGCCATTTTAATTTGTTTTGAAGAGAACCCCTCACGAATCTCTTGCAGGGCCTCTGTCATAGTTGAGCTATATCTAGTCATTTTTTTCTTCCCATATTTTTACAACAAGTTTCCCTGTTCCTTTTATTAATCTGTGATACTCCATTTCTGGAATAACGTATATTTTACCTCGTTCTAGTTCCACTGGTATCTTGTTATCAAGTTGTAACTGCCAACCAGTTCCTTCTAAAACAGTGACTTCTCTAGTATGTTTATCTCTATGCCATACCAGTTCACTACTGTCAACTTCCTCATCAAACCTTCTGATAATCATTCCATTATCATAAGATTGGGTGTATGGTTTACCAGAAGAAATTGCCACCACCACTCAAACCAAGTTGTTTGGCATATCTTGGAAGATTACAACTCCAATATCCAGCCTTGGTTTTGTCCTTTTGATTTTCACAATCGTGACGAGCAGCAAAACTCTTTCTTGCTTCCTTGTCATTCAACTTGACTTTCAGTCCAGTTGTATCGCCGAATGTGACTTTCTTGACATTACCTGTTGATGGGTCTTTGACGTACACATAGTATTTCTTTGGCCCACCCACTTTTGGTTTGTTTAGTTCTACATCCTTTTCTTCAACCATCATAGGGCAGTCCAATGGAACGTGTTCCCCTTGATACATATCATACTTTCCAAGATCACCTTCCATCAGTTCTTTATCAAAACCTACTGGATTGTAGACACCAATATTATAGGCATCTCTCTTCTCTTGGAAAAACTCAAAATACTTTTCAGACCCTACACGATATACGTTAGACTCAATTAGACTTGAAGTCTCACACTCATTACAACAGTTTGGTGTTCCACAATCCAAGTGTTCCTTGAATGAGAACTTCTTTACTTCTTGTCCTGGCGTCATCTTCTGTGTCACTTCCCTTCTTGCATCTGTTCCAATCTCACGAGGGTCTTCTTTTTCTTCAGACTTACCCTTATGTTGTTTCCACAAATCTGCATCGGCAGTAGTTCTTGTCTTACCGCCAGAGATGAAAGAGTTCACTCTTGCATGACCCCATTGAACAGCAGTTGTGCCTGGGCGATGTCCACCCTTCCATGCTGCAACACCTCTATCAAAAACTTTTTGTAGAATACCAAGTGCGATACCAGAAGCGTCTGCCTTCTTTTGAAGAGACTTATCTGCACTCTCTTTATACAAATCTGGGAACAACTTCTTCATCTTGTTTGTATACTTTGATGGTTTAGTCTTTGCAGTTGCATCGCCAGGGGCAGGTTTATATGCTTTAGGATCATCATCATCCTTTGTTGCCTGTTTTCTGAAATGTGCATCTCTTTTGTCTTTAGTAGACTTTGCCATCTCATCACCCTCAGCATCTTTTGCAAAATACTTAGCAGGCTGAGTACCCTTCTTGTCTTTAATATCTTTGTCTTGTTTCTCATCAACTGGAACACAATTAGGAACTTGTTTTCCGTTCTTATCCTTCATTCCAACTTGTTTAAAGCCAGGCCAACAATCTTCTGCAAGTTGAATTTCATACAACCACTTCTTATGGGTTGTTCCATCTTCCTCTGCAAAGGTTAGATAGTTAGTGCCTCTACGAATAATTTTACCAGTTACACCAGTATATGTATCTGTAACTTCTTCACCAATGTTTAAAACTTCTCCACGAACATACATATCACGAATAACATCCTCTTCAGTCATAACGTAGTTTAAACCGTTGAATGATTCACGAATGCCCATAAACTTACGAACATCTTTAAATAGTGACATTCCTTGATTAAAACCTTTTGGAAGTCCAAGTTTGAATTGGTCAAAATCATTTGTAGAAGCAGCTGCTCTCATCTTAGATGCAGACATTCCAGTAACACCTTCTGCATCTGGGTCACGCTCACCAGCAGAGACTACTTCGATGTTGTCAAAACCATAATATCCATGTCTTGCTTCAACACCATTATACTTGTTCAATAGAGAATCGAACTCTGCAACTCTATCTGAACCAACAACCATTACGATTGATTTGTGTCCTTTGTTGTGTAGTGAGACTGCAATCTCAAACACATTTCTTGCTTTATCTACAACAATGTTCCGTGAATGTTTTGGGAACATCTTTTTCATATATGCAACTTTCTTTGCATATGGTAATGGGTCTTTCTTTGCGTTTTCAGAATGAGAAGCAAACACATAGTAAGGTGCGCCAGGGTTCTTCTTTGCCTGTGTCGCAACAGCGTCTAATAGTTTTTCATGTCCTGTCGTTGGTGGATTGAATCTACCAAAGGTAAATACACAAGTATCACCACGAGCCTCTCTTATTTCTGAAAACTTCTTCATCTACTTATCCCAACTTTTAATCGCAGTAAAGTTATTAAAACTAAATTCCATTCTATCTACTAATTTGACTGCATTTCCAGAAACCCTATCAATAGCAACATATCCTTCTGGATTAACAACTTTAAATCCATTAGAAGTTTTAATAAAAGTTCCAATGCTCTTAACAGTATTTAGTTTACTTACGATACCCATCTTTGCATCAACAATGTGATTCTGAAATGTGATAATATTTGCAAGATTAGTAGTGTGTTTCTTTAATTCACGAATAGTTTCTTTTTTCTTTACTTCAAGTACTTCTTTATTCTTAGGTGTCTTGAGTTTATCAATTTGTTTTTGAAATGTATCTTCAACCCACTTCAAATAACCTTGTGCATGAGCCTTTGCATTAGTAATCTTTTGTCCTTGTCTTACCTTACTATTGTTGTAAGTTTTTAGAGATGCACCAGCAAGATTACCAGTGAATCCATTTTGTAGTGTAAGGAACTTTGTAAGTAGTGCAGAGTTAATTGTTCTGAATGTAGAACCAGCAGAAGATAGTGATGCAGTAACCTTTTCGGTTTCTGTGGCAGTCATTGTAGCTTTACCAGATACATCTTTATAAGTGGCATCATCCATCCAAACTGTAGATGTTTTATTCAATCCTCTGATGTTTGCACCAAATGATGCTTTCATATCTTGTAGTGCATTTCCAGAATATGTGGTGTGCCACACTACACCAATCTTTGCATTCTTGATTTGTTTGCCCAAGTCTGAGTTTACATCAACTGCATATACGATTGTGTTTGGTTGAAATGTATAAAATGATTTACCATCAATTGTTGTGGTATCAACATCGTCAGTGAACATCAAGTCTCCTTGAAGAACACCTTTAATGCCCAACTTGGAAAACTCTGCAAGTGCAATTTTGAACTTAGAGTTCAATGCACCAGAAACGTCTGCGTCAACTTCTGAAGCAGATTTGTATAGTTTTGGATTTACGTTGAAAACTGATTTCTTTGCAACAAAGAACTTACCATCTTCTGGGTCGATACCAGCAAAGATTGCTGGAGCTCCATCCCACTTGACAGTCATATTTACAGATGAACGAGATGCACCTGCTAACATATCTCTAAGAGAACGAACAAAATTGAT